AAATTTACCCAACGTTAACTGGAAGGGTGAATATACTAAAGAACAAGTAAAAGACCTTAAAAAAGCAAGTAGTAACATACTATACTTTGCTGAAAACTTCTTTCATATTATTAACCTAGATCGAGGTAAAGAAAAGATTCAGCTATATAAAGCGCAGAAGAGAGCTTTAAGAAAGATGAGAGATAATCGCTTCTTTTGTTTATTAGCTTCAAGACAGATAGGTAAGTCTACTATGATGACGATCTATATTCTGTGGCAAGCATGCTTTAATAATGATCAACGTATACTCTTAGTAGCGAACAAAGAGGCTACTGCTATTGAGATATTTCAGAGAGTTAGAATGGCTTATGAAGAGTTACCAAACTGGTTAAAACCACCAGTAAAAGAATATGCTAAGACATCTATGACCTTAGAGAATGGTAGTCGTATAGGTATTACAACTACAACTGGTACAGCTGCTCGAGGGCAATCTGTTAACTGTCTAGTTATTGATGAGATGGCATTCATTGAACCTCATTTAGTAGAAGAGTTTTGGAAGTCGGTCTTTCCTATTATTACTTCTTCTAAAAAATCTAAAGTATTTGTTTGTTCTACTTCTAATGGAAGTGCTAATTTATTCTATAAGCTTTATACAGGTGCTATAGAAGGAGAGAATGGATGGGCGCATGATAAAATAAAATGGGATGAAGTACCAGGAAGAGATGAAGAATGGGCTCAAGCTACTAAAACAGCTATTGGATCATCTGAAGCTTGGTTACAAGAATTCGAATGCGAGTTTATTCATTCAGGGGAATCTTCTCTTGATGATGATCTATTCGAAGAAATGATGTCAAAGGTAGTAGAGCCTAAAATTATATTAGATGAAGGTCATTATAAGATCTGGGAAGAGCCAGATGAGAGTAAGGTATACGTTGCAGGTGTAGATATATCTGAGGGTGTTGGTGTTGATTCATCTGTTATTCAGATTTTAGACATAACTGATATTAAAGATATTAAGCAAGTAGCTATCTATAGAAACAATCAGATACCACCTTTAGAGTTTACTAATAGATTATACAAAATTTTACGTAACTGGGGGTCTCCCTTGGCTCTCATAGAGAGAAACAATTGTGGTGCACAGGTGGTGGATAGGTTAGCAGAGGATCTAGGGTACGATAAAATAGTATCATATGGTAATAAAAATGCTCATAGAAGAAATGTAATGAGAGGAATGATTGCTCATACAAATTCAAAATATAAAGGAGTTCTCAATATGAGATACTTTATGAATGAAATTAGAGTAGTAACTATAAGAGAGGAGGATACTGTAACTGAACTAAGAAACTTTGTTCGCTACCCTAACGGTACTTGGAAGGCTAGAGCAGGTTTCCACGACGATAGAGTAATGGCTATGCTATATGGTTTGTTTATTCTAGAGAAAGAGATTACAGAAAGGTTCTTTGATATAGTAGAAGTTGACGATATGGGCAAGCCTTCTGTTATTGAACCAATGGACTTTGGTATTCAATATTTTGAAGACCCTACTTCTATATATCTTGATGAAGAGATTACTGGTGTAGGATCTAATAATGTATCCGCAGTAGTATTTGGTATGGGTGGAGATGACATGTCAGATGATATGGATGATTTGAGATCCGCAGGATTTATGTTCTTAGGTGAAAATCCTCAAGATAATTGGCAAGCGGGTACGCCTAGGCAGCTATAAATATATACATGGCAAGGAATACTATGCAGCAGTCAATGCTGAACAAATCAAGAGCTGATAAGTTTTTATTGGTTTTTGACGTCCCACCGATCTTAAAACAATTTAGTAAAAAATTTAACCAATCTAATACTACTTTAATTCCAGATTCTGTACAATTTTCGATATTTGGTGCTGCGGTACCAGAAGTTAACGTACCTGCAGTAGAGAATAGATATGCAGGTAATACTTTATATGTTTCATCTCATTCAAAAAATCCTTATCCTCCAGTAACTATAGGATTTAAGATAGATAATGAGTATAAAAATTACTACGCTATATACTCTTGGCTTAATTTACTACATGATCAATACGATGGAAGGTATAATGCTCGTGAAATAAATGAAAATAATCCTGATTTTCAGGATTACCAGACTGATTTGACCATTTATGGTAAAGATGAGTTCAATAATAACCGTATAAAATTTACTTATACTAAAGCATTTCCTACTACAGTTAACGCTATAGACTACAGTTATACAGATGCTGATGAAATTACTTCAGGATTCACATTTGTATACTCACAATTACACACAGAAGTTCTCGATTTTTGAAATTATTAAACTGAATTAGGATAAATAATTTTATGGCACAGCGTACTATTAACTCACCTGGAGTAGAAATAAGAGAATCTGATCTTTCCTTTACAACACCTGCAGCTGCCGGAACTAGCGTTTATGTTACTGGTTTCGCTCAACAGGGTCCAATCGATGAAGTCTTACTTATATCCACAAAACAAGAATTAGTTCAAATTTATGGTCCTCCTACTAATGCAGCAGAAAAATACTTTCATTATACAATAGCCGAGCTACTCAATTCACCTGCTACTATTTACACTGGTAGACTGCCATATGGTAGAGGCGCTGGAGATGGATTTGGATCGAAGTACTCCGCATTAGCTTACCCAGCATCTGCAATATCAGTGGGTAATAACGGTGGGGCTTTAAACAATACCACTTTAACTAATTCAGGTTCTGGTGTTTATATCTTTGACTCACCAGTACATTTCGAGCTTACAGAATCACAATATTTAAGTATTCTAGATGGTTCAGGGTATACTTGGGGTAATACCTCATCTAATGCTGCTGACATTAATAATGTAGGTAATATTGGTAAAGCAGGTATTATTGTTCTTAATAAAACTCAACTAGCTAATACTGATGGTCTAGAGGGAACATACGTAGGCTTACTTGATAATACACAAAACCCTGCTACTCCTTTTAATGCAATCTCAGCTGCTAAAGCTTTAGTTGAGGCTGGAGCTAGTGGTAGAACACAGAGTTTTACTGACATACCTAATGCTACTTTAACGTTTGATTTAACTTCTTCTAACACAGATGGTTCCGGACAGAGTATTTCTCGAGTAATGGAAAATCTTACTGATTATAGCTTAGATGAAAGATCGTTTGATGATTATTTACAATTTGGTGTGTTTAAATTACGTAAGTCAATTTACGCTAATGAAGCAACTAAACTTGACTATGTTTTAACAGATATAGTAGCAGGTTCCATTAACGCACATAGAACACAACTTAATCCTAGAGGAGGAGCTGATGTATCTGCATTTATTGAAAATGCCTCAGATGACTCACAAAATGTTAAAGTTTTAGTTAACGATAATATATCACAGAGAGTCACAGGCGATACAGGACTAGACTCATTAGGTAGAGCTAAATTAAAAGTCAGGACCTCAGGTGGTTTAAGAAATGCTACTTCAGCTAATACAGGGTTTAGTGCATATCCAATAACTAACAACGATGATGTAAAGCTTGCGATAGATAGAGGTAACAGCACAGCTAATCTATTTCCTCTAGGTCAATTTACTAATCAGAAAGTAACAGATAAGATTCTTGGTGATATTCCTACTAAGATTGAAAGATCACTTGATAATATTAAGAATGATGAAGTGTATAATATTGATATAGTTGTTGAAGGTGGTCTTGGTACTATTCATGCAGTAGCAAGTGCTCAAACTACTAACCCATATTACTACGATGATGAAGATTATAGCTCAAATGTATCAACAGCAGTTGATGGTTTAAGAACTTCAGGTGATATTTCTGAAGCAACTTCAATAACATTAAGAAATAACTACACAACTATCTTTAATAAGTTTGAAAAGTTTGTTAAGCCTCCATATGAAGGTGGTGATAGAGGTGATTGTATCTTTGTAGCAGATCCTATTAGACAGATTGTTATTAAAGGACGCAATACTAAGCCATTAGCTGATAAGACAAAGAATTTCCAAACAGAAATTTACTGGCCAATAAGACATCAGTTTGAGAATGAAAATACTTCTTATGCTACAACTTATGGTAATTGGATCGCAGTCGCTGATAGTTATGCTGGCAAGCAATGCTGGGTTCCATCATCAGGCTTTGGAGCGGCTGCAATGGCTAGAACAGATGCAGTAGCATTCCCATGGTTTGCGCCAGCAGGCTTTACTAGAGGATTAGTTTCCTTTGCTAATGATATTGCAATTAACCCTAATCAAAAGCAGCGTGATGAACTTTACAAAGCTAACATTAACCCAATTGCTCAATTCCCTGGATCGGGTATTGTAATATTCGGTCAGAAGACTTTACAGAAGAAGCCAAGTGCATTTGATAGAATTAACGTTAGAAGATTGTTCTTATCATTAGAAAGACCTACTAAGCAGCTAGCTCGTCAGTTTGTATTTGAGCAGAACTCAGAGTTTACTAGAACAAGATTAGTAAATGCTTTAACACCTCTGTTTGAAAGAGCTAAGAACAATGAAGGATTATTTGATTACTTGATTGTTTGTGACGAAAGAAACAATACTCCAGCAGTTGTCGATGCTAATGAGCTTGTGGTAGATATTTACCTTAAGCCAACGAGAACAGCAGAGTTTATCTTAGTTAACTTCTATGCTACTAGAACAGATGCCAATTTTCAAGAGTTAGTTGGCGGTTAAACAATAAGAACTATTAAATATTATTATGTCAACAACAATTCAAAACTTCTTTACTAAAGCAGCAGAAAATCAATTTTCTAGGGATTTTCTATTTAGAGTTAGAAATATTACATTAGCAGGTGGAATTACATTTGTTGGTGATAATGATCTAGTTTATGCAAAGACAGCGCAGTTACCTGGACGAAACATTGATAGCAAGGTAGTTAACTACTTTGGTCAAGAGTTTCAGGTACCAGGTAGATCTACTTATCCTGAAGCCGGGGGTTATACAATTAGTTTTTATCACGATGAAGATTGTGCATTAAGAACTAAATTTGAAGCTGCTTCTAGAATTGTTTTCAATAACGAGACATCGATTGGTCAATATGGTATGCCTGGTGAAGAGTCGGTAATTAACTTAGTACAAGTTGATAAACAACTTAACGATGTAAGAAATATCGAACTAGTAGGAGCTTCTCTTCGAAATGTAGGAGCCGTAAGTTATGATATTGCTGATGGTTCCGGTGATGTATTAAGCTTTGATGTAACCTTTGCATTCCACTTCTATAGAGACTTTGCCCTTTCTTAACTACCCTCGCGATTAAATATTATTAATGGCGTTTGAGCAGCAAGATTTTCTCGATAGGTATAGCTATAGTGAAGGATTTTTTCTTTCGCATCCTTTTCTATGGAAGATAGAATTTCTATATGATGGTGCGGATTTAATACCTAACATTAATAAAGCTATTGATAAAGCGTATAAGCCAAACGCTAATAATTGGAAAGCCTCAACAGAACCTGATTCATTTACTGAAAATGGTAATATCTTAGTGGCTAGAACGGTTAACGTTCCTAACGAAAATTCTCAATTTGATCTCGCTGGCCAGTCAAATATGGGAGGCTTCTTACCTGGTTATGCTTTAAACAAAAGAGTAGACTTCTTATCTAAAAACTTGGCTATAAACTTTTTTGATACTGTTGATGATATTGAGCATTTCTTCTTTAGACCTTGGATGATAGCTTTAGGTATAGATGGGTTACTAGAGAGAAATTTATTATGTCCTAAAGTTGTATTAAGACAATATGACAATAACATGCGCTTACGTAAAGGATATGAGTTCAGTGAAGTCTTTCCTACTAATGTAGAAGGTTATCAGTTATCTTACAATGATGAAGAGTTTCAAGAAAAGTCGGTTACTTTTGCATTCAGAGATTATAAGCCTCTACCTATAACTGGACAGGCTTTACCTTTTGCGTTTTAGTAATAATTAATTATATGCATTGCGAGTTTAAACTTCCTAACGGTAAGGAAGTAATTACTAAAGAGTTCTTATTTAAAGATACTAGACTGTTCTTTCATGAATCTTCACCTGAGCATAATTTAAGTAAATTAGAAGATTTTATTATTACTAAAAATCTAAACGTTGTAGAAAAATTTATAACTCTTCTTTATCTTAGAGAAAGATGTTTAAAGAAAACCTTTAACATCAATATAAATGGCACGGATAAAGATGTTGGTATAGATTTAGTAATAAGAAATTTTGATGAAATAATTGATATAAGAGAGGAAAAGAAGGTAGGCAATCTTAAGTTAGTTTTAGACTATCCATCAAAATTTTTAGTTAATACAGATAATATTTTTAGTTTAATTAAAGAAATTAAGATAGGTGATGATTTTATAGATTTAAGCAATGTATCCGATCAGGAACTTATTGATATAACTAATAATTTACCCACAGATGTTCTTAACGTAATTGATCAGTTTGTTAAAGATAATAAACATGCTCTTGAATATGCTTTAATTCCTAATAATAGTGATTATCAAATTAGCTTTTTAAATGCTTCGCCTTATTATTTTTTAAACAATCTTTTTAACTGTATAAGCGAATATTCCTATAGAGAGTATATCTTTGTTTTGAGTAAGAGAATAAAGGACGTGTCGTTTTTACTAAATAGCACTTTTATAGATATTTTAGATTATATGGATCTTTACATGCGTGAAAATGAAGAGCAAAGTGATAAAGTTGCAAAATTAGATAACTAGTTAAATAATATCATGAGTACTTCAACTTCGGATTTCATTA